CAGATCCTGTTTTCCGACTGGTGTTTGGCCCTCCTAAATCTAAAAAAGGTCAGTTTTTGTTGTCCGTGGATGGATTGTACTACGACTCCCAAAAAGGTGGGGTTCCTGATGTTGTAGGGTTTGTTCCGCCTGAAGATTACTACAAGTTTGATTTCCCTGCGAATTTGGGTGGTAAAGGGGAGATGATTTCTTTAAAGAAGTTAGAAACTTATATAGACACCATTTTTGATCCAGAAGTAATAGATGAGAGCAAGGATATTCAACAGCATTACGCGGCAGATCACTTTTTGAATGTACTAGAGGGGCAGAGGGATAAACATTTATATGATTTGTCTGCAATGATTCAAAAAGCAAAGGTTCAAGAGAGTCTGACCGATGATTCAGCCATCATAGTAAATATGAAACAAAGTATCTACTCCGTGATGGCTCAACATCAGTCTAAAATAAATAGACGAAAAAAACAAATTGAAATCGCCATAAAATCTCCATATTTAGCAGGCACCACTCCCGCGTTCGGGCTAGGAGAAGTTCCAATTAATGATTTTGGGCATTTACGAGATTTGAATGTTTCTGTTGCATTTGAAAAGCAAAAGAAACTAATGTTCAAGCAAGGGGAAGTTTCCGGCGTTGTGCTTCCCATACAACCAAGATTCGTAAAAGCTGCGGAGGCTAGAGCAGCCCCTGCTTTAAATTCTTTGATAATTCCTCCTGTCGGAAAAGGTGGAATCATATACGATAATGACTCAACAGCTACTGAGCCTACAATATTGTCACTAACAGATAAAGTGGTAGATGATGGATTGTTTGCAATATATAATTTCCTCGAAGGGGAAGTTGTGTCCCCCGGATCCACTAAATATACAGTGTTGAATTGCAACTCCACCAATAACTACAATAATGCTCAGTTGGTTGCGCTATCACCAAGTTCAGTATTCAGACGAGGATTAGGTATTCCATTTTTAAATGGAATAGTAAAGCTTTCCAACAGCAATTCTCAAATAAATTCATTAGGAAGTTTTGTTAGACTTCCAGACACGAATGAGTTTAGAGATTATACCTACAAGCAAAAAGGGTTTACTTTTGAAACTTGGGTACATGCATCTGGCATAACCACTTCGTTATCTGATGGGGACCCTGATTCGGCATACGGTGTCTCCTGTTTGCATAGACTATTACTTGCTTGTGAAAATACAGGGGGATTAGTCCCAGAGGTTTTGGAAAACCCTGACCAAGCAGAACAATCATTTTCTTCCGACATAGTTAGGGGACTAGTGATGGGTTTTACTAGAGACAGGCAAATAAGTAGAGGTTTTGAACCAAATGAATCGACCAATGATGCCGCACAGTCAGTATTTTTCATAGCTCCTACACGATCAGTCAATGGCTCTGATGTAGGATTTATAAATAGATCTAGTGTGGAGGAATGTGCTAGTGGGTACGGGTCACTAGCGTTTTCAGTTCCTTTATCCACTAGTGTTCCAAATACTACGAAAAGACTAAGAGATGTATCGGGTCAATTTATGTACTACTCACTAGCGATTGACCCAGAAAATGACCAAATTAGGCTTTGTGTAGATGGGGAATTAGTGTCTGTGGCTTCTCTATCTTATAGTTTTGGAATTCCTGCTGGTCAATCTTTGAGGGTTCCAAGTTTTAGAGCCGCAAACAGTTTTGAATATTCTACATCAAGCACGGGAAATTCTTCGTTCTCAACAGGGCCAAAATTAAATGAATTGTTTACCCCTTGGATCTTGGGTGGGGGGTATACGGATGGATACAGGGCGCAAAATTCAGGATTCATGGGGCAAAAGCATGGTCTTAAGAGTGGCCTAAATGGATATTTAGGTAGCACAAAATTCTATTCACGACCATTGTCTTCGTCTGAATCCAAACAAAATTACGATGCACAGAAAGGGTTCTTTAAGAACATTGATTTATCATGACTCTTAATTACTACGGAACTAGATTAGCAAAACCTGTATCCAAAGATATCCAATCGGAATCAAAAAAAACATACGGGTTAAACTTTCCTTTTGGAAAAAATCCAAAAAGAGGTTTTTTTGCCAAGGAGGCGGGACAAGCATTGATCAAGTCTAATTTGACTCAGTTGCTAAATACCTTTCCCGGTGAACGAGTAATGCTCCCTAATTTTGGTCTTGATCTTAGAAAATACTTGTTTGAACCCTTAGACTCTATTACATTTTCGGAAATAAAGGATGAAATTTTATTTACTTTAAATAAGTATGCTCCTTATGTGCAAGTTGTAGGTCTTCGCGTCAGTGAATCGTCCGAACTAAATTATACTGGAATCCCCGGCATCGTAATTCAATTAACAGTCAAATTACGCGATGACGAGAATCAAACATTTGATGTTACGGTTAAAGTTGGAGAATAATTATGGCATTTAATGGAAGAGTAGAATCAGATTTTTTAAAGCTTGCACAATTTGACGCTCTGGCAAAACCAGAAATTATCGATTATGCAGCTACGGACTTTGATTCATTAAGAAGAGCTTTGATTGCATATATCCAAGCAGCATACCCTCTTGATTATCAAAACTTCATAGAATCAGATTTGGGGGTAATGTTGATAGAGTTGGTCGCGTACATGGGTGCGGTCATGTCCATGAAGGCCGATATGTTGGCGAATGAAAACTATTTGAGCACTGCTAGAAATAGAATCAATGTTGGTAAAATTTTAGAATTATTAGGCATCAAATTAAAAGGCCCCATATCATCTGCCTGCAATGCTAAAATTACATTAGATTCCACTGGGGTGGGCGGGCTTGTCATCCCTATAGGCTCAAGAGTGGTAACCATAAATTCTCCAGAAGATGGAAATCCCGTTACATTTACTTTGTACAAGACAAACAATGGTCAAATATCCGATGCCACTAGTGATGGTTCAATATCCTTAGAAAACTCAGAATCTAATGGAGGCTTGGGGTTAGTTTGGGAAAATTTGGTTTTGTTAGAGGGTGCCTTAGTTTCTGAAGCAGGCACGGTGGAAACAACAGATGTATCAAAAACTATAGTATTAAATGCCAGCCCTGTTGTAGAAAAAAGTGTTTCAATATTTTTGACTCCTCCAAATTCTACTGGGCAAGCGTGGAATGAAATAGACAGTCTATTCTTTACTTCAGGGTCTACAGATCAAGTTTTCGAAGTCATAAAAACTGAAAATTACGGGGCCACGCTTTTATTCGGGGATGGTATTTCTGGAAAGCCTGTGGCGACAAATACCGATTATTTCATAACATATAGGGTTGGTGGTGGAAGTAGAGGAAATATTCTTTCCGATGTAATAAATGTCCCTATCAGTGGAGAAGATGACGATTCAAACGCTAAATCAGGAATATTAGAAAACACTTCAGTAGCCGTGGGGGGTAGGGATGCGGAGGATGTTGAAAAAGCCAAAAGATATGCTCCATTGGTTTTCAGATCTCAAAACAGATTGGTAACGATAAATGACTATTCTAATTTTGCAAATCAATATGCAAATTCTGTAGGTGCAACAGGAAAGGCGCGTGCTGTAGTGCGAGATGCATACAGTTCAGCAAACATAATCGATATTTATCTATTACAAGTAGCTTCTAATATTCAGTTGCAACAGGCGACTGTAGAATATAAAAAACAGTTATTAGAGGCAATACAAGATAAGAAAATGATCACCGACGAAGTTGTAATCGTAGATGGTGTTGTAAGAACTTTGGATTTAGTCATGACAGTTCGTATTGATAAGTACTTGTTGCCTAGAGAAGAGCAGATAAAGGCAAAAGTTAGAGATAGATTGTTAAGATTCTTCAATGTAGATAATTTTGATTTTGGAAAACCCCTAAACATCTCTGAATTAAATAGAGCCGTGTTTACTTTGCCTGAAGTGAGGTATGCTACAGTAGATAATCTAGACTCTGATGTTGTTGTTGATTTTAATGAGATTATTCAGCTAAACAATTTTACAATTAACATAGTAGGTGTTTGATGAACAGTATTAATTTCATAACCGGACAAGACAAGAAGTACTATCGGAGAAACTATGTAGATGTTTTAGAGTTACTTACTCCTACAGTTTACAAAGAAGCTGATATTACTACTTCTGGGTATGAAGTTTCTATTTATGATAAAGTAATAAAATCTCACATTAATGTAGCTAATTATTTCAATAGTATTTTCAATGTCTCCAGCACAACAGAGGGGTCTTCCTTCGGGTCACTATCAGGAGCATCCCAGTACTTCATAAAACAAAATAGATTAACTGAAATCACTCCATACGATTTTGAATCTAAGATTCTATATCCTTCACAACAGTCATTAAAAAATTACGAAAATAGTTCGTTATTTTCTGAGTTTTTAGAATCAACCTTACTACCATCGATAAGGCTAAATTCGCCAACCGAGCTTTTTGATCTTGATTCTGCGGCAGACGCACATGATTATTTGATAAATGAATTATCTTGGTTGTACATATTAAATAAACAATATGATTCTAATTTAGTTTATCAACCATCTGCAACAGTAAAAAATTTATTTTTAGAAAAAACATACAACGGAAAACCAATAATGTTGTCTGATGCCATGAAGGCATTGAACACTTTCTTGTGGTATAATTATAATGTATGTTCTTTGTTCCAACGATTAGAATTAGTTCCAAGCGAGTTCCTTAGCGGAACTGGGAAATATACAAGTGGAACTCAGCAATTAGATAAATTAAACACCATAACAGAAATCCTATACTCGCCATTACGGTCAGATGATAAAGATACAATTATAAAAAAGTATTTTGATTATTACCAGTCCACCTCAGAGCATGCAATAAATACTGAAAAAGCGGGGCCTTTCCATAAATTCCTAAAAAGCATAGCTTGGGGTATTTATGATGTAAATGATCAGGTAGAAAATTTAAACCTACTTTACGATATCAATAGATGTCCTGAAGAATTACTTCCTCTTTTAGCTTATACCATTGGTTGGAGTTTGTACGGAAACAATCCTTCGAAATGGAGGCAGCAGGTTAAAAATGCTGTCCAAATTTATAAATCTGTAGGAACCAAGCGGGGGCTTAATTTAGCCTTAAATTCTGTTTTTGGTCAAACTTCATTAGATCTTAGTGCATCAGTACAAGAGTTATACGAATCATATATTCCAAATCTACTTTACTACTGCATAGCCACGGATTCCCCTCTTGTTAGTAGCTTTGAGAGTTGGACACCCCAGTTGGCTGGAGAGTTGGGTATTCGGCATCATACTTTGAAAAGTATGGATACCAACATAAGATACATAGTTGATAGCATACTAGAAGATGCAGTACGGCTTTTCCCCAATCACTTTTACATAAGCCCAAATCTTAGATTCAATTTAGAAGATCCTGATTTTGTTTTCTCTTACAGGGATGTTCCTAATAATAAAATACCTCCTTGGGAGTTGGAAAAGTATTATAGATACTGCAAGATAAGTGACGCTTTGTTGAGTTACTTTGAGGAGCGTCTAGTTTGTTTGGCAGTTAGTAGATCTGTGGCAGAACAAACTATAAATTACATTAGAGACAATACCATAGAGAATGTAACTAATATTGGTATAAAAAATAACTTCCTATTCTTTACATTAAGCCCTCAATATCCTCCAAATTATACTCATATTCTTTCCAACTTTGATAAACAAAAAACAAAGATACTGCCTATTTGGAATGGTAAATCATCAACATTTAATTTAAGTCTAGAATCGAGTTCATTTGAATTTGATAAATATTCATTCTTGATAGGAAGCTCTGAAGGGTTAAAAGCCGTACTAAAAACGGTAATAGATTTCAGCCCCGCGCACGCGATACCCGACATCGATCTAGGACTTTCTACGGAAGATGAAATGTTCTTCCTAGAATCTTTCGAACAAGCAAATACTTATTCTCTCTTTGATTTAGTAACCGCATCATCTGTTTTAGCTGGATTTAATAATGTTGGATTGCAGATGAGTAGCTTGGGTAGAATTTTTAAGAGGGAAGATGTAGACTCTCTCACTGATCCAGTTTTTACTACAGGATCATCTTTTTCGAATTTACATAGAAATACTTTAAGGAGAAGAAACTACAGAAATAACCTACCCAAAGACGGGTGGTTTACACGAAGTGGGTTTAACATGCCTCCTCATCATGTGGTAGATAAAAATACCATATCTTATTCTACAAGAGGCGAGTGTGATCCAATAATTGCATTAATACATAAAAAGATCGAAGAGAAAGCATATGCAGATGCATCAGCTAGCCTGCAAATAGAATCATTTGCATCTGCTTATTCTGCGTCAGGAGACTACATGAATTTAGTGGTTAGTTTAGCTAACACTAGTGCAGGACCAAATTCTGCTGATGAATTTTTTGATTTTGAATTTGGAAGGGGGCTGCACAAGCTATATTTGATATACGATAAAGTCTTTGGGCTGCATACTCTTAGCTGGAATTCCGACAGAAACGATGGTGGATTTAACATATTCGCACAAACTTTTGGAACAGCTTTATTTAACGGAAATTTCGAAATAAATGGTGCCACATTTGAAACATATCCCCAGTTAATTACATCCAGTTTTGATTCAGAAGTAAGGTTGGGGAACGGGGATGGTTCTGGGGTATTTAGTAATTTAGGCACGGCTTCTGGTACGGTTATTG